ATCGTGCAGTACGACCGTGGAAACATGGGCGAGTTCGTGTGTCTAGCTATGCACAAGAACATATACGGCGAGGACATGTTTACCGAGAAGAGGAAGAACGACCTAGGTTGGTACTTCATGAACATAGACGGGGCGTTCGACTGCCTCCTCTACGATTACCACCGACCTAAGGTCGAGTCCGTATACCTTCAGAAGGTGGTGTTTGGATCTTGCGCGTATGAGTCGATCCTAGATGGAAACATCGACGAAGCGCGCGAGACCATGCACGCCATGATCAACTACAGGAAGACTTTCCCCAAGACGTCTCCCGATATGATCGACATACTGGACATACCGGAACCTGATTTTTCATACGATCCCAATCATAAAGTTTTGACGAGGATCCACAACTTCGACGGGCTTGATCTAGTTCCGGTGTTTCCTGGAGCTAAGATCGTCAACGTTTACTGCCGTCCTGAGAAGAGGTGGATATTCAAGTTTCTCTACCTATACAAGAAGCACCTCGACTCTACCGACAGCCTGAAAGATAGGTTCAAAAACGGCGTCGAAGATTTTTGGAACTTCAACTGGGTCAGGAACCTTGAGCCTAAGAAGGGACTGATAAACGTCGACTGCTACAACATATTCCTAGGTAAGGTCGGTGGAATCTTCGGTGATGAGTTCACCAATATATTCAGTGAGAACTTCAATAATAACAAATCTATGCTCGATAGATATAGTTTAGATTACAAAAGAGACAATGTGACCAGCGACGAGCTTCTGTCAGTGATAAGAAGCATCTACGGCAGCTACTAATCGAAGGAACCCAGCAATGGACATCAACAACATCGTAACCATCCTTTCTGAGCTCATCAAAGATGAGGCGACGCGAAAAGAGATCTACACGAGGATCCTAGAAGAATCGGACGAATATGACCTCGAAGACGTTGAGCTTGGGATCGATGACTCCTTCGATGAAGTCTATGAAGACATGGCTGAAGAAGACGAAGAAGAAGAATTTGAAGAGGACGAAGACTACGAGGACGACGATGAAGACGACTCGTCTGAGTGGGATGACTTCGGTGATTCGGATAAGGAATGAGAATTGTCGGAATTGACTACAGCCTTACTAGCCCTTGTGTTTCTATCACCGGGACTTCTCGGTTCAGCTTTGCTGGTTGTAGATTTTATTACCTTACTGCGAAAGAAAGACTCTGCCTAGACGTAGGCAACGTTCAGGGCGACCTACACAGCGAGTACGCCACGAACGAGCAGAGGTACTACCAGATAGCTGATTGGGTATTGACAAAGCTTGAAGAAGGTGATACTGTATACCTTGAGGGTTACTCGATGGGATCGACCGGAATGGTCTTCAACATCGCTGAGAACGCCGGACTCCTCAAGCACTACCTGTGGAAGCGAGGGTTCGAGTTTCACTTGGTCCCACCGACCGTGGTGAAGAAGTTCGCGACCGGAAAGGGTAACGCGAACAAGGAGAAGCTCCAGGAAGCCTTCATCGAGGAGACTGGGGTGGACATAAAGAAGATGCTGGATATGACTGAGAAGCAGTGGAACCCATCATCGGACATAATAGACGCCTACTACATCTGTAAATATGGACATAATCAGGAGACATCCAATGTGGAATGCAGTTAAGAAGTTCTTTGCGTTCTTCTTCTCAGTGGAAGAAGTCAACAGGGTTGAAGCGAAGATCGATGAAGAAGTAAAGACAGTCAAGCGCAAGGCGAAAGAGAAGCTCGACGTCAACAAAGACGGCAAAGTCAACGTTGAAGACGTGAAAGAAGTAGTCAAGAAAGCTACACGGAAGAAGAAGTGAGCAAGAGCGGTTTTCAGGTCTTCCTCGACGGCAACCTACCGGTGGTCGTCGGGGAGTGCCCGAAGTGCAAGAACGGGGACAGGGGCATGGTCTTAGTCGACTACGTTCACAACCCCGTGAACGAACATCGAAGCACCGTGTACATCAAGTGCATCGCATGCTTCTCAGTCTATCAAACGAACATCAGTGAAGTCGCTGAGGATTAAACATGGCAAAGAAAACAAAAAGAAAAGCTTACACCTCGAAGGGCGGGACCCCCAGCATGAAACGCGACACCGTCAAGGCGATGCGTCGCGATAAGTCTGAAGTTGAGAAGCTCATGAACAAGGTCGAAGTCTGGGCGCGCGGAAAGCGCGTTATGGTGACGATCCCGAACCCAAACAAGAACGAAACCAACAAGCGCTTCATCCGAGTCGAGGGGATCCACTCAGGTGCCTTCGGACCATGGAAGCGTGAAGACAAGAGACAATCGAATGATTGACGTCTACGGTAGGGAGGGCTGCAGCTACTGCACGCTTGCCCAGAAGCTTCTCGAGGAGAGAAAGATCCCATACAACTACATTCAGCTTGGCGTCGACATCACCGTCCCTGAGTTTCAGGACAAGTTTCCTGGGCAGAAGACGGTGCCCGTAGTCGTGGCGCACGGGATGAAGGTCGGCGGATACACGGACCTAGTCAACTACATCGAAGAAACAAGCGGCGGACACACAGATGACATCTAAGCAAGAGATCATGCAGGCCCTCAACGAGCGGGTCGTGACGGTGAAGTTTAAGAAGGTGAACGGCGAGGAGCGCACCATGAAGTGCACGCTTCTCAGCTCAATCGTTCCCCAGATCCACAGCGATCCGGCTCGGGTCGAGAGGGAGCGCAGGGAGAATCCAGACGTCGTAGCCGCGTGGGACGTCGAGAAGAAGGGATGGCGATCCTTCAGGGTAGACTCAATTCTAGAAATAAATAAATAAACATATAAAAATTGACAGTCGGCATGCACCTCGTGTCAATATATTGACAACGCAAAAAAAACTTTTTTTGATATATAAAAATAAAACCAAAAAAAGAGAGTGCAATGCCCGACTTCATTTCTACGCCCCTGATGGCGAAGCTATTATCAGGTCTCGGTGGTTTAATCGGTGGAGCAGCTTTCATGGCTTTCTACAAACCGAGGAACGTTTGGGACGCGGCCATACGCTCAGGATTAAGCGTGACATCGGCCATAGTGTTTTCTCCGATAATCATCGATCACTATCAGATAACCGACACCATGAACAACCAGATCGCCCTATCGGTCGGCCTAGGTTTCGTCTCATGGAGCATACTGTCTCTAGTGGCTAGGTTCCTGATAAAGATTCAAGACGAGAAAGTCAACATCAAGCTCCCCAACTTTCTCGAGCAAAACAAACAGTAAAACAGGATTTTTTGTTATGATGGAAGTGAATGAACTCAATAAGAACGCGAGGGGCGGCACGGAGCTGATGCAGGAGCGCCTGCACTCGACCCTGCCCAAGGACCTCCTCGACAAGTTTCAGATCATCCCGTCGCGGGTTCGCGAGATCGACCCAAGCAAGAAGGCGATCCTCTGGCTTCACGACCTACCAAACGATCCCGAGTCCCAGCACCTCAAAGACCCTGAGTCGCGAAAGCGATTCTCAAAGATCGTCGCGGTCTCCAACTGGCAGATGCAGCTCTACAACCTGATCCTCGGCGTACCGTACGAGGAGTGCGTGGTCATCAGGAACGGCATCACACCGATAGACATCGAGGAGAAAGAATTCGATGGCACTGTGCGGCTCATCTATCACACCACACCTCACCGAGGACTTGAGATCCTCGTACCAGTTTTTGAGAAGCTCTGCGAGCGGTATGACAACGTCGTACTGGACGTGTTCTCGAGCTTTAGCATATATGGTTGGAGCCAGCGCGATGCTCCCTATGAACACCTTTTTGAGCGCTGTCGAAATCACCCAAAGATTAACTACCATGGAGCCGTCCCTAATGAGCGCATTAGAGAGGAGCTCAAGCGATCTCACGTCTTCGCTTATCCAAGCATTTGGCCCGAAACATCCTGTATCGCTGCTATTGAGGCGATGAGCGCGAAGAACTTCGTCGTCGCCCCGAACTACGCCGCCCTGCCTGAGACGACCGGCGGCATCTCACCCCTGTATCAATGGAGCGAAACCCCGAACGACCACGCGAACAGGTTCTATCACGTGCTCGAAGCGGTAGTTGAGACCATCATACAAAAAGGCCCAGACGAGAACCGTCTGGGCTTTCAGAAAGCTTACGCGGACGCAACCTTCAACTGGGAAGACAACGTCTCAAAGCATTGGGAGCACCTGCTCAGGCAGCTTGCCTGAGCCAGTACTTGTGGTACGACACCAGAGTGTCCACTATCTTAGGCTCAAGCGGACCGTTGCTTACGAGTCCCTCGACGTAGCGGTCGAGATCTAGACTACGAGAGTCACAGAACTCGACCACCAGCGATCCGAGCCTCTCGGGGATTCAGCCAACCAAGTTGGCGGCGCGCTTAGCGGCAACCGACTTGATGACTTCAAGGTTCTTAGCCTTGATCGCCTGAATGCGGGCGGCGGCCGCCTTGACGTCGGCAGAAGCTTGAACCTTGCGCTCAGCCTTGGGCTTAGCGACCTTGTCGGCCTTGGCCTTAGCCATCGGAGCGACCGAAGTCACCGCACCGAAGACGCTACGGAAGTCAGCAGGCGAAGCCTCGAAGACGGTGTACGACTTGTTGCGCTTAGCGAGCTGGAGGCTAAGCTTGTCGAAGATCGTGGATACGATAGCTTCGTGCATTTTAGCCGAAGCGCCTGAGCCTACGATAACGCGACCAGACTTGTAGTTGAACTCGATCTTGCCCCAGTTCTGGGTCTTGATGAAGAGGACTGAGTTGCCCTGCTTCTGGATGTCACCGAGGTCCGAGTTGGACTTGATGAAAGCTGTTGTGTCGAAAGTCACTTTTGAATTAGCCATGATAAACTCCTTTGATTGGCTTACTTTTAGATACTATAACAACCAGAAAAAATTGTCAACCATTTTTTTCTAGCAATTTTAAGATATGCTGGAACTCAGATACAGTCTCGCGATAGATCGCGGCCTGCAGCTGGTCCACGTCGACCTGTCCCGAGGATACCCCCGGATACTGATCGATCATTTGTTCGAGCGTCTTGATGCGCCCTTGGTAGGTCCCGATCCGGTCCATCAGGAACAGTTTCGGGTCGTTTCTTATAAAGTCCGTAGGTGTCATATTTCTGTTTCCATTGCCATTATCTAGATCTTATACCGGTCTGGGGAAAATGTCAACCAGAAAGTGCACTTTTTTCAAAAAAAAAATTAGTCAATAGAATCAATGGGTTATGCCGCGGCCGGAAAAAACCCTTATATTTCAATGGGTTAGTCCGAAGCCCAGAAAAACCCTTATATCTCAATGGCTTAATTTTTTTTCAAAAAAATGCATTTTTCTGGTTGACATTTCCCTAGAACTGTTATAAGATCTAGATAATGGCAATAGGGAATAAAGACATGAACGAATACGTATCGAGCTTCGTAGAAGCAATCCTTGAGAACGACAC